CGAGATTGGGAAACCGATTAAAGGCTACGAGGGCATCTATGAGGTGTCCTCGTATGGCCGTGTCAGGAGTTCCGAAAGAACAGCCGAAAGGTTAGATAGATACGGCAATATTTCTAAGTACGAAGTAAAGGGCCGAATCATAAGTCAATGGAAAAGAAAAGACGGGTATATGAGCGTAACATTGCGCTCAATGAAGATACAAAGGACAATGCTCGTTCATCGGCTTGTGATAGAAACATTTGTACCAAATCCCGACAATTTGCAATGGGTAAATCACAAAGACGAAAACAAATCGAACAACAATGTCGAAAACCTCGAATGGTGCACTGCATCATATAATTGCACCTACAACAATCTCCACATGAATAAAAATATGCCATTTAAGAAACGAGTTCGACAAATGACACTTGATGGTGAAGTTATTGCTGAATATGAGAGTGCGGCAGAGGCTGCCCGTCAGACCGGATTCTGTAAGGGTGGCATTTCTTCATCTTGTAATGGAGAAAAGGGATTCGAAAGATACCATGGTTATATTTGGAAATACATTGAATAAGATATGCAAGATTTTGAAGATTATTGGAAGAAAAAAGCGCAGTGCCTCTCGGATATTCGGGAGGCACTGCCTCGTTATGCTGACAGGCTGAACGAGTGCGATGAGCGACTGATGCAATACATCGAGGACGCTATCTCGAACAACGGGAGTCATTGCAATTTCTACGAGGCTTTGGGCATCCGCAAGGAGTTGAGACTTATGGATAGTTACGACATGGACATCCCCAGGGTACAGCGCACACTGAGAGCCATCGAGGGTAAATGGCAGAACGGACGGCACGTAAAGGGCGGGCTGAAATTCTCCACTCCGCGAGGCTCGCAGCACGTCCGGCTGATGCCGTTCCAGGCGTGGCTCATCTTCGAAATATATGCCTACAAGGTGGACGTGTCGATGGAAAGGGAGTACCATGAGGGCGACCAGCTGCTGCCTACGGAATGGGTGAAGGACGGCATCGTGTGGGACACCCGTCGGCTCACTCAGGAGGCGCACTGGTTCGTTACTCGTAAGAGTGGAAAGACGGAACTTGGCGCGGCGGTCGATTTCGTAGAGGCGTGCTTCCTCGGCGACGTGAATGGTCAGGTGCTCATCTGTGCCCCGTCAGCCGAATTGTCGAAAATTTCGTTCAAAGCCGTACGAAGTTTCGCCATGCAAATCGACCCGACATGCACCAACCGCATGGGCGGCAAATACTTCCGAGTGACCAAAAACGAAATGAACTGGCAGCCCGGACATAAAATGATGGGCGAAATCAAAACAATGGCAGCAGGTAAGGTTCCGAAGGATGGTTACTATGCCAGCGTGGTACATGCCGACGAGCACGGACAGCCAAGCTATGTGAACGGCCATTGCGACATGCAAGCGTCTGTTGACACTTGTTGGGGCAGTACAGGTCCACGTCGTGAAAAACTGCTGATGCACACCACAACAGCCGGACGTGTCAAAGACGGCCCATACAAGTCGAAAATTGAGAACGACGTGGAACCATCGCTGTTGCGCGAGATGCAGTACCCCCTCGGCCAGCGCATCCGCACCTCCGACGACTACTGGTGCGCCTTCCTGCTCCAGCTCGACAAGTGGGAACTGACCGACGACCTGACGAAGCTCGACGACCCCGAACTGTTCAAGAAAGTGAACCGCTCGATAGGCACCACCGTACAGCCCACCTACTACCGCGAGCGACTGCACGAAGCCGCCACCGGCACCGAGGACACCAAGCAGGAGGTGCTGACGAAGGACTTTAATATGTGGCAGCAGGGCAGGATTACGACGTGGATGAAGGGCGACCGCATCCGACCACTACAGATAGCCCGCCGCATCACCGATTGCAAGATGGTGGAGGGCTGGCAGAAGGTGTACTGCGGACTCGACTTCTCGCACGGCGACGACCTCTTTGCCATGACATTCCTCGCCGTCAACTACAAGGCGCAGACATCGAGCGACATCTTCTTTGCCGACACTATTGCCTGGGTGCTGGAAGACGTGATGAAAGACAGCCCCAACCTGCCGCTGTATGAGCAATGGATTGAGCAAGGCTGGCTGCGCAAGGCACCAGGTGAGGTGTTCGACTCGATATACGCCATCAACGAACTCGCGGCCATCGTGGAGCAGGGCATCAACATCGTGTCCTTCGGATACGACCCCGCGCAGAGCATCCAGCCCATCAACCAACTCAAAGCATGGCTTCAGACGCTCTTCCAGAAGCGCAAGGACGTGTCGGCGGCTGAAATCGCCAAGACTATTCAGAAGATGGTGGTGCCCGTGCCGCAAACGATGATGGTGCAGAACCCGCGCATCCTCGAAATCGAAGAGATGATAAAACGGAATGATCCGTTCATCTCATTCAGCGAGAGTCCCCTGTGGCCCTGGTGCTTCGGCAACTGCGCCGTAGAGGTGAACGACTCCACCAACTTGCGCCGCATCACCAAGGGCGGCCCCGCACCCAGCCACAAGATTGACCCGATACACGCCCTCATGGATGCCGTCTATCTGTTTGATTTGGATGAAGGAAGGGTGGAGCAGTAGAAACGTGCAAATATTTAAAGAATTAGCAAGAATTTGTAAGAATAGGAACTATGAACGGAACATTTCATTTAATTCAAACAGGCGGTGAGGAAATTTGGCTCGATGGTGAAAACATCGAGCGACTCACCAAGTATGATGCTGGCGAAGACACCAGCCGCTTCTACGTGGAAGTTGTAAAGAAGTGTATTGGCATTGGATTGGCGCATAAGCCGGAAGTCATCACTGGTGTTGCCGCAATTACATTTTATCCGAACACTAAAGAAAAGCAGGAACTATGAGCAAAGAATCATTAAACGAATCGCGGCGGGAGTTTGAGCGGGCGATAGATGAGCACGTAGAGCGGCATGGAAGGAACGCGAGGATTTATATCAGCGGGCCGATGACCGACCCGAAGACGGGTGATGTGAGCAATTCGAATCTTCTTGCCTTCTGGGAGGCGGAGAAGTTGCTGCGTGAGCGCGGTTTCACGAGAATCGTCAACCCTGTGAGGGTGTGGGCGTGTAAATTCCCTTGGTTGTATCGGATCGTCGGCTATCGGCTCACGCTGCTGTATGATTTATGGTTGCTGATGCGCTGCGACCAGATCTATAAACTCCCAGGGTGGCGCGACTCGAAGGGAGCGAATATCGAGAGTTGCGTGGCCTATCACTTCAAGATATGGCCCATACCAAAACAGGACATCGCCAAACTCGACAAGAGACTTGCGAAACTTCAGGAAAAATGGCAAAACAAAAAACTGAAGTAAACCCTTAACGGCTATCGTACCGTATTGCAAGCGGGAAACACTCGAACCTAACGAGTGGGAAAGCGACAGCGAAGCCCCAGATCAGTATGAAGAAACAACAGATTCTACAAATTAAACCACCTGCCTTCGGCAACTTTTCTTGATGTCAAAACCGTCAAGCCTAATCGGGGTTAAGCCAACGGCACCGTACACGGGAACTGGCGGTTTTTATTTCAACAAACTATAAATTTATGGAATACAATAACCCTAACGATTCGTGGCTACGACAGCCATACGATGACTATGACGAGGACAGACTGGCTGAAGGTTGTCTTCACAGCTTCGCGCTGATGCTCTTACTGGCAGCCATCCTTGTCATCGCCATGATATTTAACGGTTGCACATCTACGCAGTATGTGCCTATAGTCGAACATCATACTGACACTACCGTTATTACAAAGTGGAAGTACGATAGCATACATGTTCATGACTCCATACGTGTCACTGAAAAAGGTGACACCGTGAGAATTGAGAAATGGCATACAAAATACCGTGACCGAGAAATTCACGATACACTCTACATCTGCACAACCGACAGTGTTCCATACCCTGTGACAAAAGAGGTTGAAAAGAAGGTGCCAGCCGATCTTACATGGTGGCAAGCAACGAGGATTCATATTGCAAACATATTGCTGTTTGTACTTCTGATTGTTGCTGGCGGTTGGCTTGTCAAAAAGAAATTGTTTGGTTAAGTGGTAAACCCCAACAGTCTTTGTTGGTGTATAATAGAAAAAGATTCGATAAAATGAAAAAAATAATTGAATGGCTTACACACTGGCCAAATGACAAAGTGTTACACTTCACGCTATGCCTGTTTGTTGCATTGGGGGCTTCGGTAGCGGCGAAGGTGTGTGGATGTGAAAAATTCGAGGTTATGGCAGCAGGATGGTTTGCCGGATTTTTCGCTGGAATTGGAAAGGAAATCTATGACGAGGCAAAGTATGGCGGTGCCGATGAAAGCGATTGGGCTGCAGACCTGCTGGGTACTACACTCGGGTGTGTCATCGCGTTAATATTGACATGGTAGTATGGAGATAACACTTGAAGCAATCATCAGCATCGTAACGCTACTTGTTGGCGGTACTGGACTGACTGGATTCTTTTTTTGGCGGCAGCACAAGCGGAAGGAAGAAGCCGAGGCGAAGTTGGCCGAGGCTGAAGCCAAACTGAAAGAGGCTGAGGTAGAGAAAGCTAAGATTGAGGCTAAAAAAGAAGATCAGGACTATTATCAGCAGTTGGCGAAAGACCTGGCCGAGGATCGTGAAGACCGCAAGCGTCAGAACGATGAACTACGGGCCGAGCGCGACCACTACAAGAATGAGCGTAATGAATATCGTGACATGCTGGCACAGCGTGACGAAGAGTTCCGCAAGTTCCGTAGGCAGTGCGAGGAAGATTTAGACACGTTGAAGCGGACGCAAGCCCGCCAGGGCCGTCAGATCGAGGCAATGCGCCCTTTTATGTGTGGCGATCTCAGGTGTCCAAACCGTCAGCGCGTAACCACATTGGATGCCGAGGCTCTTGAGCGGACTATCCATAATAATGAAGAACCGAAGGACATAGACCCTCTGCAAATGAAAGACATGTAACGATATGAAGACAATCAGACGTGGAGATATAGGCCCCGATGTGCGCAGGCTTCAGGAAATCCTGCGGATGCAAGCCTACGCCAACAATATAACTGTGGATGGCATCTTCGGACAGCGCACTGAGCAGGCAGTAATTCAGTATCAGAAGAAGAATGGGCTGGTGCCAGATGGTATTGTCGGCCCTAAGACCTGGGCGGCTCTGGGCGTGAACAGCAGCGGCGTGATGCAGTCCGTCACTATCGAGCAGACTGACCACAGTCAGCTGACCTTGAAGCGTTCTGTAAGAATCATCAACGAAATCATCATCCATTGCACGGCTACACCTGAAGGTCGTGACTATCCAGTGGAGAATATACGAAAAGATCACCTTTCCCGTGGTTTTTCAGATATAGGCTATCACTACGTCATCTACCGCGATGGAACCATCCATGAAGGTCGTAATATCAGCTCAGCAGGTGCGCACTGTACCAACCATAATGCACACAGCATCGGCATCGCCTATGTGGGTGGTTTGGAGAATAAGGCCGGTGTTGCTTATAACAAACTGAAGGCAAGAGACACGCGGACGCTAAAGCAGAAGGCGGCCATGCTTAATCTGCTGGAAGCCCTGCGCATGATCTATCCGAAAGCAAAAATATTGGGGCACCGTGATACCAGCCCAGACATAAACGGAAACGGAATCGTTGATCCAAAAGAATGGATAAAGGACTGCCCGTCATTCGACGCAAAAGAAGAATATAAAATGTTGTGACATAAATGTTTCGGTTATTTATTGTTGTTTGAATTATTATTTTAGATT